GGACCCGGAAGGCCTCCGGAAGGTCCTCGACGGCCTCAAGCTCAAGGCCGCGGGCACCCACACCGGCGCCGGCAGACGCTCAGTCGTGGCCACCCACCGGTTGTTCACGCGGATCACCTTATTCACCCGCCAATGCCCACGCTCAATCAGGTGGCCGTGCGGCGCCTTCTTGGCATTCCAGCTGACCTCGTAGATCTTCTGCGTCTCACCGGACTTGCTTTCGGAGAACACGCGATAGATCGCATTGCGCAACTGACCGGGTTTTACGCCTTTCTTCTCCGGCCCGTCGTACACCGGAGCCAGCCGGCGCGCTTCCTCGTAAAACACCAGGGCGCCGGCATGGGCAGCCGGCCGGAGCACACGCTCCTTCATGCCCGCCTCTAGGCGGTCCAGCGCGGCCTGCAGGTCGCCTGACAGGCTCAGATGGACTTCCATAGCATCACCTCCGGGCGCCGGTTTCGCACACCAGGTCGACGTACTTTCGACCAGATTCGTCCGGCATCACTGCCCTGATGTCGTACACGGTCGTGCCGCGCACCACGCGCATGCTGGCGTCCAGCCCAGTCCGCCAGTTGATGCGGATGCTGGCTTTGACCACCGAGACGTCGGCGCCGGACTTGATGGCGGACAGCCCGCTGATATGCTTGATCGTGGCCCACACAGTGGCCACGTCCTCCCAGGCCGATACCGGCTCTCCGGTGTCGGCCTGGTCCGCTGTTGGCCGCTGGATAGTGATTCGGCTGTCATGACTCATTACCAGTCCCTCTCAGCGTCCAGCAGCCCGGCCAGGTATGCCGGCGGGGACGAGTTGCGAGCCATGCATGCGCTGGTGACGATTAGCCATGCCTTGATGCCGGCCGGTACCGTCTCATAGCCCGCCTCAACGGTTACACGCACTCGAGCACCGTTGCGGTAGCCAAGGGCAGAGATCAAGTCAGGCGGGATCGCCAGGATGGATCGGCCGTTCTGGCGATCCTCCAGCACGCATCCGCTCGCCGGTTGCCACGCGGCTCCATCGAAGTACTCGACCGACACCAGCGCAGTGACTGGCGACAGCGGGAGCGTCTCGCGCGGCCAATCGGAGTACTCAAGCCGCCATGTCTGCGGCACCAGTTCGCGGCTAGTTTCCTGCTCGGCCTCGATCCGGGCTGCGTCAATCAGCGTGCCAATGTGCTCGTCCAGGTCTGTCATGTCGCTGTCCAGCCGCGCGCTGGTCTTCACTTCGGCCACCGATACCGGTTTGGTCGTCGCAGCAGCGGTCACGGTCTTGGACAACAACATGCTCACTCCTCGGTGGCTTCCGCTTCAGGGGCCTTCGGCTCGGTGTACTGCACCACTTCGCCGCCCTCGCTCTTGGCGAGTGCGACTGCGGCCGGCTCATCGTCCAGGTCTTTGGCGTGCGCCTTCAGCACGTCGGCCGGCAGGTTCTCGATGACGGTGTTCGGCTTGTGACGGACACCGTCGATGGTGACCGCGCACAGCACGCGTGCGGTCTTCGTGGATTGGGGTAGCTTCGTTGCCATGGGCTCTTTCTCGGTGCGTGGATGAGGGACGGCCCCAGCCGGAGCTGAGGAAATTCATACTTAGGTCGCGCTGTTTTGGTAGTACTTCACCGCGCCGCCGACGTCGATCAGGTTGGCGCCCGAGCGGCAGAAGGCGACAAAGCCGACCTGGCCCTTCAGGGTGTAGGCGCTGTCGGTCATACGGAACAGCGTCACGTCCATCACATCGCGCACCAGGTACTTCGAGAAGTCGCCGAACAGGATCGACTTCTTCGAGACACTCATCGGGTCCATGTTCTGGTTGATGACGATCTCACGGCCCAGCAGGCGGTCGGGAGCACCGCCCGGATTGCCTTGCTCGTAGCCCGGCACAAAGATCGGACGGCCTTGCGCGTCCTTGATCTTGCGCACAGACTTCAGCGTGTCGTCGTGGAACATGAAGCGGCCGGCCGGGCGGTAGAACGGATCTACCGAGTGCTCCAGATCCACCAGGTCGTCATAGGTGACGGTGGCAGTCTGGCCCGTGGCGCCGGCCTTGCCCAGTGTGGAGCCCGTCACCAGGCCTCGCGGCTGGCCGGTGCCAGTGCCGCCGGTGTGGTGGCGGTTCTGGATGCGGCCCAGGCGCAGGTTAAGCAGCGTCTGGATGTATGCCTCCAGGTCGAACATCGCATCCTGGATCAGCTCGAACGGCAGGGCGATCGACTTGGACGAGTACTTGTAGACATCCATCGATGCCTGGCCGAACTGGGTTTCACCCACCGTCACCGGGCCGTTCTGGCCGACGATCTCGCCTTCCTCGGCCGTCGAATCGGCGGTCGGGAACAGCATCTGAGCGCCAGTGCTGGTCTGGATGCCCGTGGCAACCGAGCGCACCGCGAATGCAGCGCGCATGGCTTGGATCAGGTTGCGGCTGAACTCCGTGGCAACGGTGTAGCCGCCTTCGCTCCCGGTCGTGGTCGACATGGCGGCGCGAATGTCCGGGTTCACGCGCGCAAACATGGCGTTGCGCTGCTCCGGGCTCAGCGCCGACAGACCACCAGTCAGCATGGCGCGCAGGGCGCCAGCCTCGGGCGAGTCGTTGCCGTTCGGGTGCGTGGCAGCGTGCATTGCAGCCTCATGCTCCGCCTGAGCGTTGCCGGCGACTTGCGCCAGACGGTTTTCGCGGGCGATCTCGGCGTCGATGGTCTCGATTTCCGCAAGGATGGCGTCCAGCTGCGATGCCTCGGCGGCCGGCATGCGCTGGTCGGCCGGGAACTTGGCGTTCAGATCTTGCGCTTCCTTTGCCTTGGCGTTGCGGCGTTCGCGCAGTTGAGCGAGTTTGCTCATAGGGTCGTTTCCTTATCAATGGACGAAAAAAAGCCGCCCGGAGGCGGCTGGTTTCTGTGCGCGAACTCGCGTCAGATTTGGGCCACAAGTCTCATACGCTGCGCCTGGCGGGCGCGGTGTTCATCCGTGGCGTAGGGAGTGGGGTTGGGCGCCGCGGTCGGGTCAGGCTCGACATTGGCTGCCGGCGCCGGAGTCTGTGGCGGCTCCGGTTCCGGCTTCGGTGCGTTGGCGTAGGCGCTCAGGTTCCAGGCCTTCGCCTTCGCTTCCGTCTCGGCCACGCGGTCTGCAAAGCCGTGCTCCACTGCCTCGTCGGCGGTGAACCACGTTTCAGCGGACATCCAGTCCGCGATCCGCTTGGTATCGGCGCCGGTGCGCTCGGCGTACGTATCTGCCAACGTGCCGTCGATCTTGTCCAGCAGATCCGCTTCGGCGCGCAGATCGTCGGCGTTTCCCCACATGCCAGTCCATGCCTTGTGAATCATGAACAGAGCGCCTTTGCCCATCACGATCTCATCACCAGCCAAAGCGATGAACGTGGCAGCCGAGGCGGCAAGACCGTCGATATGAACGATGATCTTGGCCTTGTGGTCGCGCAGCGCCTGTTCCATTGCGCGGGCGGCAAACACGCTGCCGCCTGGCGAGTTAATACGCAGGTGAATCGTACTGGCGTCGATCTCTCGTAGCGCCTTCACGAACGATTCCGGCGCCACGCCACCCCACCAGGCTGCCTCTTCCTCGTTCGACACGATCGCGTCGTAGAGGAACACCTCGGCCTCATCGGTACCGTCCTTCGCCAGCACGTCGAAGCGGCGGGCGGACGCCTTGCGGTTGTCCTGCAGCAGCTTGTTAAGTCGGTTGCGCACTGGCACCTCCATTCAGATTCAGATCCGCGTTCGGCGGCATGTTTTCCAGCCGACGCACTTCGTCGGCGTTCATCCACGGCTGCTCTCCAGCGCGGCCCAGTGCGATTCTGTATGCCTCGTATCGCGATTTCAGGTCTCCACGCTCCAGCGCTGCAGTGATGTGCTCCACAAAGAACCGCTGGCGCACCGGCCAAAGCTTCCGATTCAGTTCCTGCGCCAGCGGCGTCAGGTGACGCTGCAGCGTGTAGCGCACGAATCCGATGCCCTGCGACTCGATGCCGCTGCCCCAGCTGGTGGTTTTGTCGGTATGGCCGACCATATGCGGCGGCACGCCGAAGAACCGGCAAATATCCTCGACGGTAAAAAGCCGCGTTGCCAAGATCTCGGCGTCCTTGCTGTTGACGCTCAGCTGTGCCGGCGCCAGGCCGCCGTCCAGGATCAGCGGGCCGCGCCCACCGTTCTGGATCCGCGCCAGCAGCGACGCTTTCAGCGCCTCCAGTTGGGGCTGCTTGAGCTTCTGCTCGGTTTTCAGCGCGTAATCGAAGTTCGCGCCGTCCGAGAAGAACTTGCCGGAGTACTTCTGCGCGGCGATAGCGGCGCCGATGGCCTCGACCGCTGCATAGGTGATCAGACTGGGACTGCGCAGCCCATCGAATCCCAGGCTGGGCAAGTGAATCACGTCCGCGCTGTCCAGTGTGTACGACTCGCTACCGTCATTCGGCATGACGCGGTACAGGACGCGACCCTCGTGCCGGAACGGCATCACACACAGCGGGTGCAGCGGCTTCCAGCCGATTACGCGGTTGCTATAGGCGCTGGGCCGCAGCAATTGCCCAAAACCGTCGCCGTGGAACAACTTGGCGGAGATCAGGTACTCCAGCGCAGCCGCGGTAGTCCATCCCTCCGACGCCTGCTCGTTGAACAGCCACCAGTATTCATGGTCGGCGCTGCGCCGGTCATTCCCGGAACGCTCGTAAATGCCGATCGGCAGGGTGGAGATCGCACCGGCCAGCAGCGATACGCATCCGTACACGGCTGAGACCCGCATGGCGGTGCTCTCTGTCACGGCTTCGCCTGACGATGACCTGTACGCAGCGCCTAGCAGGTTCACCAGCTCGTCCATCGACAGACCGTCGACAAATGAGTTCTCACCCAGTGCGCTGACGTCTGCCGGCTTGGTGGCCGCAGCACCAAGCGTCGGCTCGATCGCGGCCGGCACGGCAGGTGGCGGTTGGGATCGCCAGCCACCCAGCGCCTTTGCGATCATCTGTTTCATAAGCTATAGATTCCAGGCCCGTCTTGCGCTTCTGGGTTGCGGCTCATCAGCTCGACGGCATTGAACATGGACATCAGCGGGTCAATCTTTGCGGTTCCGCTGGCCTGTTTTGTGATCAGAATTGCGTTACCACGAGGCTCCACTTTTGCGTTGCCAACGCACCAGGCCATCATTGGCGATCCGTCGTGCACCAGCACGCCTTCTGCCAGCTTCCGTTCGGTCGTCTTGATCGTTCCACCCAAGCGCCAGCCCTGCGAGATGCCGACGATCTTGTCGCGGGGTATCTCAGCGTCCTCCAGCGCGTCCAGGATCGCGCCAAGCGCGGCCGGGTCTGCCCCGATCTGGAACAGAAGACCGTACTCCTCGACCTGCGAGACGTACTGGACCAACTGCCCAACGTCTTCGCCGATGTTCTTCACCAGCGTCAGATGACCCGCCGCAGCGAAGTCGTGCAACCGCGGGGCGATCTCTTTGCGCCGCTCCAGCACGCTTGGGTGCGCCCAGGCATGACACCATGTAAGCCACTCGCCCGTTTCGGTGTCCCGACCAACAGCGGACAGACCAAGCAAGTCGTCCAGGCCGCCCCCGTCGATGCCCATCGTCACCACCTCGGACCGCTCGATCAGCGATTCCAGCGTAATGCCGGTACGCGCCTGCTGCTGCCAGAAGTCCACGCCGGCCCAGCGGTCAGAGCGAAGCGCCAGACCGATCTCTACATTCAGGTGCTTGGCGAGGAACTGCTGCAGCGTCCCATCCGTTTTCGCCTGGTTCTTTCGCAGCTGGTCCTCCAGCCACTCCGCGCTCACAGAGCGCCCGATATTCGGATTCGTGACGTAGAAGTTAGCCGGATCCAGATACCCTTTTGACGCGATCAGCCTAGACGTGAACTCGTACAGAACAGGCAGCGTCTTTGGGTCGACGATCTTGCCGTCACGGACACCTCGCCAGTAGTCAAGTTTCTCCTTGAACACACCTGCCGGCGGATCGTCAGACTGGGTAGTCAGATAGATCACCCACCCCTCATCACGAGACACCTGGCCGCCCAACGCTTCCATGAACATTGCGCTGGCATTGGCGCGCTTGCCGAAGAGCCAGAGCTCGTCCACCAACACCTTTCCGGACTTCTTCCCGGATACGGTATCCGTGTCAGCGGCCACCACCTTCAGGCTATTCCGGGTCACCCGGTGGGTAATCGTCCGGATGTGGTCCTGAATGTGGAACATGG